GACGCTTGACACGATCCCGAAAGTGGACGGCTGGCAGGGTTCGCCCTGGCCAGCCGTTTCTCTTTCTGGAGCCTCCATGAAGATCACCGTCGGCAACAGCGAGGTAGATGTCCGAGTTGAGGCAGTTCTCAGCATGCCTCGCTTGGCTTTTACTGCGAATACCTTCTCATGGGTTCAGGCCCTGATGCCGCTCAACATCCGGCCCACGATGGGTACCGGCGTTTTCTGGGATCAGGTGCACACCCGAGTCTGGGAGCAGTTCATCGACCGCTGCGAATACCTGCTCTGCATCGACTACGACTCGTTCTTTTCGCAGGCAGATATCGAGCACCTGTTTGCCCTGGCCCTCACGTTCCAGTGCGACGCCCTGGCCCCGCTGCAGACCAAGCGTGAAGACGGTCGGCCGATGCTCACGCTCAAGGGCAACCTCGACAATCCGCCCGAGGGCGGCTCGAGCAGCGTGCCCCGCGAGTGGTTTGCCGCGCCCGTGCAGGAGGTGGACACGGCCCACTTCGGCCTGACCATCATTTCGACGGCGGCCCTCAAGCGGTGCAAGAAGCCCTGGTTCTGGTGCAAGCCGGCTCCGGACGGCACGTGGAACGACGGCCGGCGAGACTCTGACATCTGGTTCTGGGCCAACTGGCGGGACAGCGGCAACAAGGTCTTTGTGACGCCCAGGGTGTGCATCGGCCACGGTGAGTACGTGGTGACGTGGCCAGGCCGGGATCTCGGCAAGCCGGTGTTCCAGTTCACCTCGGACTACACCAAGACGATGACGCCACCGGAAACTGCATGGAGGGCACCGGAATGAGGAAGATAAGGCTGATACGGCCCTACCGGGCCTACAACAAGGGCACGGTGCTGGACGTTCCCGGCGGCCAGGCCCACGAGATGATTGTGGCCGGCTACGCCGTGGAGGAGCGGCAGCAGCAGCTGCTCGACACGGCCACCGCCGAGCCCGAGGTCAGGACGGCCGACGCCACGCCAAAAAAGCGGAGCCGCAGCAAGCGATGAAGTACCGCAGCCTGACCAGAGCGACTGAGCCGGCCGTCGAGCCCGTGACGCTTGCCGAGGCCAAGGCTCACCTGCGGGTCGACATCTCCGACGACGACTCGCTCATCTCGGCCATTATCAAGGCGGCCCGTGAGTTCTGCGAGGAGTACCTCGACCGCACGCTCGTGCACACCCAGTGGACAATGCGGGCCGACCGGTTCCCGTGGGAGTTTGAGCTGCCACGGCCGCCGATGGCGCAAGCCGGCACGACGACGGCCACGGTGGTGACCTACACGCTCGAGACGCAGGCCACGGCCACGCTCAACACGAGCGAGTACCGGGTTGACCGGGCCGCCACGCCGGGCGTCATCCGCACCGTGTACGCCGGCACTTGGCCGGGCCACCTCTACGACGAGAACGCCGTGAGCGTGACGTGGTGGGGCGGCTACGGTGCCGACGGCACGAGCGTGCCGGCCGCCATCCGCTCGGCCGTCCTGATGCTGGTTTCGCACCTCTACGAGCACCGCACGGCGGTGGCTCCAAGCATGGCCGAGGTGCCGCTTGGCGTGAAGGCCCTGCTTGACACGCACCGCTGGGGGAGTTACCGCTGATGGCAATCAACGGCCGCATCAACGTCGACGTGCTGTTCCACGACACCGACGGCACCGCGTCGCTCAAGGTGGTGAGCCTTGAGAACTCGACCGAACACACGACTGGCAAAGTGTCGATTGTGACGGGCACAGTAGGGACAACGGCGGTCTCACTCTACGCTGCAGACGGCTCAGGGCTCGCCAACCTCTACAAGAACGCAAGCGGCAACGCTGTTGGTGTAATCAACGTGGAACGCATTGCACTGCAGGCAAGCAGCCTTGTCATAGTTGACGACACTGATCTCAGCTTGTTTAAGCTGGCGTCTGGCAACAACAGGGCAGCTGCCTGCAGTGTGGCGGGCTCTGCTTCTGGTTCGATTTACGCCAACGCAGGCACCGCCTCCTACACCGTGGTTTTGTACGGCACATGATCGACCCGGGCCGCCTTCGTGAGCGTGTGACGATCCAGCAGGCGACCGAGCGGCGCAACTCGCTCGGTGAGACCACGCTGGAGTGGGCGACGTTCGCCGAGCGGTGGGCAAGCGTGGAAGGTGTGACGGCCCGCGAGGCCCTGGGTGCCGGGCAGCTCGAGGTGAGCATCACGCACCGGGTGCGACTTCGGTACGTCACCGGCCTGACGCAGCAGATGCGTCTGCAGTGGCGTGGCCGCACGCTGGAGATTGTGAGCCTGCTCGAGCACCACAACCGCAGCGAGCATGAACTGGTCTGCCAGGAGACCACCTGACATGGCCAACGTCTACGCCGGACGGCCGGTCATCAACTTTGCCCTCGGCCGTGGCAAGCAGGCCAAGAACCTGTTTCAAGCAGAGCCGCTCAAGGAAGTCACCGACGCCCTCCAGGCGTTGCCCAAGGACATCAGCCTCAAGTACCAGGCCCGGGCGCTTAAGAAGGCCGCCAAGCCCGGCATTGAGGCACTGCGTCGCAACGTGGCCGCCTTGGGCCAAGTGACGGGCAACCTGCTGGCGAGCGTGACCAGCGTAGATCGCAAGTACAGCAACAACCGCCGCAAGATTCCCGTGGGCGTTGTCGTGGTGGGCTTCCGCCGGCCGACCAACGCCAAAAGCCAGAAGTCGGCAACCCCGGCCTTTGCAGGCGGCAGCGTGCTGAAAGGGCCAAATCGGGCCTACCACTCGCACCTCGTGGAGTTTGGCACCAAGCCACGCCAGCCCGGCAAGAGCCGCCAGACGAAGCGCCGCCGTGTCATCCTCGGCGGCCGGATTCGCACGCTGAGCCAACGCATCAAGGAAGCGCCGACCAACCCTCGTGGCATCCTGTCATCGGCCAGAACTCGTGGCCCATTCACGGGCAGAGGGCTCTACCCAATCGACTTCATCGCCACCGGCGGCGTCGGCCCGTCGCCAGCACGCCGGCCGCTGGGGCGGGCGTTTGAGTCGTCCAAGTCGCAGATGCAGTCGGTGCTCGACATCGAGCTGCGGAAGGCCCTGCAAAAGGCTGCCCGTGACTACCAGAAGCAAGTCGGCGACGTGGGAGGCATTTGATGCTCAAAAGCCCGGAACAGGTGCTCAAGCACCGCATCGAGACGACGCCCGTGCTGGCCCGGCTGCTGGGCTACCGCACCTATCCGGTGCTGGCCCCCATGTCTGCGGCCTTGCCGTTTGTCACCTACCAGCGGTCGCTCATTGAGCGAAACCAGACGCTCGACCTGCCCGTGGGCGTGCCGCGCGTCTCGGTGGAGATGGCGACATACGCCGCCACCTACGAGGCGGCCAGGGAGGTGGCTGACGCGCTGCGGGCGGCTCTGGATGGGTGGAGCGGTTATGCGTACGGTGTAGAAGTGAAGCACGTGGCCCTGGAAACAGAGCGGGACGGCTTCGTGCAGCTGGACGGCAGCGAGCTGCCGCCGGTGTACCAAATCACCCAGACCTTCGACGTAGCCTGGCAGGAGACCTAGGGACTTATGGCCACTTACGCAACCGGCGTCGGCTTCACGTTTGCGGGCTCGACCTACACCGTGACCAGTGTCACCTACTCGCTCGGCGAAACGGGCGGCGGTGCGGATCTGATCGACGCCAGCCACCTGGGCCTGACGACCGGGGCCAGCGTGGTTTCGCTGTCTCGGCCGCTGACCGGCACGCCCGGCGGCGACACCGGCAAGACGGTGAGCATCGAGTTCATCGGCACAGCCCCGATCGCCCAGAACGCTACCGGCACGCTGACTCTGACCGGCCCTGTGAGCGTGTCGGCCACGGCCACCTGCCAGAGCTCCAGCGTCACGCTCACGCTCAACGACATCGTGCGGGGCTCGGCAGAGTTCCAGCTCGCCTAACGCCAGGGGGCCACCCGTGGCGACGTACAGCAGCGGCGTAACCGTTAACTTTGGCGGCAACCTCGCTGAAGTTACCGGCCTGTCCGTGAACTGGGGCGGCGGCTTTTCAGTCGGCCGCTCAGTCACATGGCGGCCCCAGGTTGGCCAAGTCAGCGTTGAACTACTCGGGTCCGTTTTAACGTCAAACTACGGCACCCGAGGCACGCTGACCATCACTGGCGGCGGCGTCGGCTTGACATGCACCGCAGTATGCACAGATGTAGGGGCCGTTACTGAGTTAAACGGCCTGACGCGCTACACGTATACCTTCGACATCCTGGATAACTAGCCATGCCGTTGACACGAGACCAGATCGACAAGGCCGCCGACGCCAAGATTATCACCGTGGACTGTCCCGAACTTGGCGGTGATGGCAAGGTCTGCATGCGCCTAATGAGCGTGGGCGACCGCGACTCCTACGAGCTCAAGCTGCTTGAGGCCGAGGGCAAGGCGATTCCCGACTTTCGCTCGGAGCTGCTGGCACGCACGCTGTGCGACGAGCACGGCGAGCTGCTGTATCCGGGCGAGGATGGCGTGGCGGCCCTCAAGCGTCGCAGCAGCGATGTGATGCACAAGCTGTGGCATGCGGCCCTCACGCACAACGCACTCACCGAGGAGGAAATCAAAAAGCTAGCGGGGGAATGAACGCCCGACCGACGCTGCAATTCAAGCTTCGTCTGGCCGGGCACCTCCACAAGACACTCGCTGAAATCGACCGCATGGACTCCCGAGAGTTCTCCATGTGGATCGCCTACAGCCGGTGGTTCCGCCCGCTCGACGACCCGTGGCTGCAGTCCGGCATGCAGATCTCGGCGACCCTCGCTCCCTACAGCAAACACAAGCCGCCGGACCCGGAAGACTTTATCCCCGTTGACTCGCTGACGCCGCAGCATCCCACGCAGGTGGTTGACAACCTAAAGGCCCTGGCCGAAGCGCTCAAGAAGAAGTAATGGCAAACGTAGGCATCGGTTTTCAGTTGTCGGCAAATGCTGCGGGCATGGCCCAAGGCATCAATGCCGGCGTCGTGGAACTGCAGAAGCTCGGCCTGGCGGCCAAGCAGACTGCTGGCGACGTGCGGATCCTCACCGGCCTGCAACTGGGCACGGCGTTTGTGTCGGCCGTGCGCTCGGTTGCTCAGTCGTTCACCTCGTTTACGGCCGGGGCCTCGGCCAGCATCGACGCCACCAACAAGCTAAGCCGCTCGCTTGGCATCTCGTTTGGCGAGTTGCAGCGGATTCAGCTGGCAGCCGACTTGTCGGGGGCCTCGAGCGAGCAGTTGGCCAACGCCTTTACCAGGGCGCAGGTGACGATCACCAACGCAAGCAACGGCAGTAAGCAGGCGACGAACGCCCTGAGGACTCTTGGGCTGTCGATTGGCGAGCTGTCTTCGCTAAGCTCGGCCGATCAGTTCCAGCGTATCGCCACGGCAATTGCCGGCATCGACAGTCCAGCCCAGCGTGCCGCTGCGGCCGTCGCCATCTTTGGCCGGTCGGGGGCCCAGCTGCTGCCGACGTTCCAAGAGTTGGCGAGCAACTTGCAACGAGCCGAAGGATTCTTCAGCGGCTTCCGCTCGCAGT